TTGTTTGTGATGCGATTAAGGGAATGGATACCCTCTACTTCTCATTTTCAATCTTCTCACCTCCTCACATAAAAAAATACAGCTCCCACCTCGAAATAGCGAAAACTGCACAAAAAAAGACGCTATCAAGACGGGAAAATTGTATAACAAAACACACTTTCGTTATACAATTCAAAACTTCCAACTAAAGGAAGCCTAATTCCTGCCCTTGCCTGTGGCGGTACAGGAATTCCCTGCCTAGGTATGATGACCCAAGCATTGATAGCGCCGTGATAATTCAACGTTATAGACGTATACTATCACATTCTTTTGAAAAAGTCAAATTATTTTTTCAACGATTTAAAATATTGCACCAAATCCAATAGAATCAAAACTTCTTTGTCATTAAGAGAAGAAATATCCAATGTGGAAGTTTCATTTACACCAAGCAAATAATCTGTAGATACATGAAAAAGCTTTGCCAATTCAATAATTAGTATAGTTGAAGGAACTGAAATACCCATTTCCCAGGCATTAACGGAACTTCTGGTAATGTTTAATTTTCTTGATAATTCTACCTGTGTCCATCCACATTGTTCCCTCAACTGTTTTATTCTTTCTCCTATCATGCTATACCTCCGCTATTATGTTAATTTAATCAAGAAGATATCGCATTATCTAAAAGATGTTTTAAATTGACTTTTATGCTATTAAAAGATATACTGTACTTACAACAAGAAAACTTCATAAACGAAAGGCAGGGCACAATGAAAAAAACAAACATTTTAAAGATTGTCAACCTAGCAGCTATTCTCGCACTTATACAGTCGATATCTGTCTATGCAGGTCAGTGGAACGCTGGAACGGGAGAAAATGCTGGACACTGGTGGTATCAGAACGATGATGGCTCTTATCCGGCAAATTGTTGGCAGTGGATTGACGGTAACAATGATGGTATCGCAGAGTCATATTACTTTGACCAGAACGGTTGGACACTCAGCAATGTAGTAACGCCAGATGGTTTTATGGTTAACGCAGATGGTGCATGGACTGTATTCAATCAGCCAGTTACTAAATTTATGAACATTGATGGTAGTATTGGTGGTTATGCAGAAAGCAGCAACGGTAGTGATGCAACTTTTACTGATAGTAATGATAGTTATGAGGAGTCTGTACCTGATGTGGATGTAGATGATGATTCTCGTTGGAACAGAGAAATGGCAGAAGAGTTTGTAGAGCTTCTTAACGAATATAGAGAGAAGAAAGGTAATGATCCTGTAGAGATTACAGACGATGCACAGTACTATGCAGAGATTCGTGCTATGCAGATTATAGATAACTTTTCTCATAATGTCGATAGTAATGATTTTATAGATGATAACATTTATTGTCTAGAATATTGTACAAATGATAACGTATCTTCAGCTGAAAGTGCCATTAGAGCGTTTAAAGCATCAAAACCTCACTGGCGTGGTCTTACTGAAACTGAAGATGTCGTAGAGTGCGGCGTAGGGTTTTATCGTATGGATAATGGTAGATATGCGGTTTCAGTAAATTTTAATAATTTTGAAGATGACGAATGCGTATTTGCAAACTTTATCAAATAATTAAATAACTCAAATAAGATAACAGCTATCTGAGTGTAGGTAGCTGCTATTTTATTACAAATAAATAGAGGAGGTAAATATGTAGAAAGTAGTCAAGGGTTGATAGACAAAAACTGTCTATCAACCCCTATTCAAATTATGGTGGATTTAACTACACAAAAATCTGTCAAGAACAAGCTTTCGTTTGTAATCACAAATTCTTGACAGATTTTTCTTCTAAACCACTAGATATTGCAGAATAAGTTTGAGTACCTCTTTGAGTACCTTTGTGTAAGAGGATGTGCAAACCCTTTCTTTTCTAAGCATATGAGAGCAACCATGAGAGTTCGAATCTCCCTTCCGCTACTTTAGAAACCCTTGATTTTTCAAGGGTTTTATTTTTTTCTAAAAGCCTTTCTGTCTCCGGGCCTGTCCCTTATCCAGCTGGGACTTACATTTTTATTAATTTACATTCCTCGTAAAATCGATGTTTTTCGTGGTTTTTGTCACTAATTTGTCGCTAACCGTTTATTTCTATTTTATACTTTTTGATTCCGATTGATGATACAATCTAACATCGGGGAGGTACTTCTCCTCCCCGAAAAACTATTCTTCTTTCTTTTCCTGCCACTCTTTGAAGTCTTCGCTTTTATAGATTGCTTTTCCTTTCACTTTAATTTTTTTCAGCAGTGTTTCAATCCGGCGCTGCTCTTCTAACGAGCTTTCCAAATACTCGTCCTTATACTTCCTTGTCAGGCTGCTTTTGATTCCTCCTATGATTTTAGATTCCTTGACATGATCTCTGGTCTTCTCCATGAAAATTTTGTCAGCAATCTTATTCGCAGCATCCAGATCTCCCGCATCTAACGCATCGGCTATTTCACTGCTTTTATAGAGGTAGGAGTCTGTCTCTACCCCATCATCTTCTTCATTCTCCCCCTCTTCTTTTTTCTTTTTCCTAATAATTGAATCAATAGATGATACTGCCTGAGCCTTTGTGATGCCGTTTTCTACCAACTCTGTTACAATTCTTTCATATGTCTCATAGTCCCCTTCTATCTTGGCTTCTGCTGCCTCGTTTGCCTCCTTCGAATCCTTCAGCTGATTTTTTATAGCCCGATCCATGGTCTGCTTTGAGATTCCCTCTTCTGCAAGTTTCTTTACTATTGCATCCCCTTTGGCCTTGTTACCTTTTAAATATTCTCTCAGCGCCTGTTTGGCAAATTCTGAGGCATTATCTTTATTCGAAGTATCCAAAGATACTGTATCGAGTTTTCCTCTGGAACCGAAGATTTCCAATCCCGTATTCATAATAGCCACCATGTCTCTCTTTAAATTGTACAGTGGCACTCCAAACGCTGTACTGCCTACTTTCAGAGATTTATTCATCAGACTCAAAGGATTGATCTTTGACTCGCCTGTGACGGTCTTTTTTATCTCCTGGTACAGGCTGTAGGCTTCCTCCACTACCTGCAGGTCGGTTCGTTTGACGTCCCAGCCATTGAAGATGCTATAGGCATCCTTCAAAAAGGGAACCAGATTCATAGGGTTTAGATTGTCTGAAATATTTTCTCCTACTGCGTCCTTATATCTTTCCCAGTACGGATCGTCCTCTTTGCTTCTCATAGCGTCAATCAAGGCTGCGGCCAAGGAAGTGGCAATTCCAGTCTGCACGAAAACGGTTACTGCTTTCGCCATTTTCTTTTTGTTCTGCGGGCTCTTCTCCTGCTCTAAATCAAAATAGGCGCGGTAAAGCATGTTAAAGCTTTGTGTCGGCTCTGCCATGAAGGCTGTCACCATCTGCTTAAAGATGGTCTTTTCTCTCATGATGTGGCTCCGGTTCAATACAGAATCCACCACCTGAGTCTTATCGATGATATCTGTAAACCGTTCTCCGACTTTGCTTAAAAACTCTTCGCTCCCTGGCGCCAGATCCGGATGTAGGTCTTTTGTTTCTGCTTTCACCGCAGACCACAAGTGCATCCAGGTAATCTCGTCTCCTTTCCCGGCCAGCCACATGGATTTCTCTGTTAAGGACTCCTGCAATGTATTGGTTCCTAATAAAATACTTTTTAGACTCTTTCCTGTATTGATATCAAAAAATCCCCAGTCTTTCCACTGTGCGATAGGGGCGTATTTTTTAATGGTATCCCATGACTCCGTTTTCTTCAGCCCTGCCAGAAGATATTTCTGATCCAGTTCTGCTGCCGCGCGAAGATAGGCGGTCGGCTGCTGAATTGCGGTTCTTAAATTGGCTCCTACCGCAGAGCTTTTCATGGCGCGAAGGAGGCTTTTTGTTGCTCCCTGCTCTGCGTTCTCTCCGGCATTGATGTCAAGCAACAGTTTTTCGATGTATTTCAAGGAATTTGAGCCTAAAATGCGGTCTAAGGTTTCCTTGATGTTTCCCACGTCCGGATCGTTATAGTTAAACCACCTCTGCAGGTCTGATAAGGACGGCATCCATGCGTTATAGATTGCCATTTTTGCCGTTCTGTCTGCGAACACATCGAAGATGTCTAATACGTCAATGGGTTTGTAGGCTCCCTTTATGGTGCTTTTGGTGAACCCATAGTTTTTGATGGTCTGAGCACGGCCCAGTGCATCTGTTGTAGTGGCAATCTGATGTCTGTCCACCGAAATCGGGAAGTAATCTTTTGCTTTATACTTCTTATACCCGTACAGATCCATACTGATTTCATTTCCCCAGTCCGTTGTAGTGGTCTGGAAAAATTCAGCAATTCCGTCTGCCACTGCTTTCTCTTTTGGGGTGAGTGTGCTGGTGATTTTTTCAACCATATCTCTTGATAACGGTATATGAGCGGTATTCTTTTCCAGGCGAGTTCCTGTTTTTCCTTTTATCATACGCTCTGGCAGTCTGATTCCTCTCTTTCTGTCAGTTCTTCCGCTTTCGTCGTATATGTGAAGCTGTGCCTGTCGGCGCTTATTGAGTTCGTACAGAGACATGATTTCTGCTTTTGTCATTCTGAATTTAGCGCCACCATAATCAAATTCTGTAAAATCAGCCTTGTCTCCGCTCCAGGACTCTATTTCCTTCCGACTCACTTCGTTCTTTTCAAACAGCTCCTCTAACATATCAGCCGCCTGCTTGATGTTTCTGGTCTGCTTATCCCTGCCTTTTTTCAGCTCTTCAAACAGACTTCTTCCTTCTTCTCCGATCTGTTCAAAGAACGTAACCGGATTTAACATTTCATCCCGCATAAGCTTCTGCATGATTCCTCGCGCGCCTTTCCACTCTATCCGGCTCTTTTTGAGATTCATGCTCTTTACAGTCTGCTCTGCCAGTTCAGATACGCTCTGAAATCTGGTATTCGAATGAAGAGTGTTTGCATTCCGGATCAACTTTTTCATAGAATAGGTCGTCTCTTTAAGCTGTTCCAGCTGAATTTTGCTTAAATTCTCCAGCTTGTCCAGATCCTTGACGCTTTCCTTTAATTCTTCCATCTTAGCCACTAAGTCCGGATCAATTTCGTAGTAGTTACCGTCTGCGTCCAAATTACCGCTTGCTATAATCTTCTGAAGCTCCATCTGAGTCTGCTGCCACAGCTTCGTTCGGTTTGTATCTTCTCCATCTGGTCTCGTTCCGCGTGAAGAAAAGTCGATGCAGTTTAAAAACTCCGCCAGGGCTCCTCTGAACCCTTCCGGAATATGTTTTTTATCGTTTGGCTCTACCAGCCAGCGCTTCATCTCTGTGACATTCTTAATGATGATTTCTTTTGTTTTTCTGGAATAGAGACGTTCTTCCTTCCTTTCCAGCGTTTTTTTTAAATATTCTTCTTTGGTGGCGTACTTGTTTTCATACTGCTTTTTCAGGCGTTCCTTGTAGTTCTCCATTTTTCGGTCATAGTCCATGATTGCTTCTTCCATTTCCGCCTTCATACGATCCATTTTTGTAGGCGGAAGAGCTCTTATTGTTCTATACAAATTAAAGATTTCATGCCCGACTATCACGGAAAGCTCGTCTATCTCCGCTTTATATGGGTTCTGAGCCTGCGGCCTTAAAGAGTCCACTACTTCTGCGATTCGAAGAATCTGATCGGATGGATTCACAATACTTTCTGGGAATAACTCCGGATTCCTCTCAGAGAGACCCTGATATGCCGTGTCTACGTCAATTCCTTCATTTCCCAGACGGATTTTACCGAAATATTTTTTTCTGAAGGCACTGTATCCGCCCTCCACCTCCAGCTCCGCTCTGTCAGCTTCCGGAAGTCTCATTTTGGTTGTCCGGATCTCCTGTAAGACATCTTTGTAGTGCTCCGTCAGTTCTGTATCCATATTTTCCGATTTATTTAATACTGCCTTTGCGATTGCAGTGGCGGCGTCTGTCACCTCCTGCCAGTCTACACGATAGCTGTTATGCATATACTCATACAGGTTTGACAGGTTTTCTTCCAGAATTTCCTGTGAATATTTGGAATTATAGTCTTTTAATAACTTCCTCGCTACCTTTTTAATATCTTCTTTTCGCGGTACGTAGTCTTTGGTTAGTTCTAGCTGGCGTTCCAGCTCTTTGTTGATTTCTATGAGTTCTTTATTTCTTTTCAGGATTTCTTTATAGTCAATGTCTTCATCTACATCTTTCAGCTGATGTTTTAAGGACTCTATATTCTCCTGACCGGATTTATAGTTTTCTCCAGCTGTTTCCAGGCCTTTCAGCCAGAAGTTTCTGGCCTCTGTATAGAAATCTTCCTGTTCTTTTAAAGCCTTCGCTACTTTTCTTGTTCCTTTTTTTGAAATCAGGGACTTGATTGAATCGATCATATCAGACAGGAAGTCTACTATCTTTTCCGCAATACTCCTGTCTTTTTTAATGACTTTCCCGATAAATTCTTCATCATTTAGGAATTCTCCGGTAGCATCTGCTGCAATCTCCTCTATCAGGTCTTCTCTGGATAGATTCTTGTAATGTCTTTCGTACCGCTCAATGGTTGATTCAAGCTCTTCGCTGTTGGACTCTGCCAGGGCTGCTACTACCAGTTTTTTATAAACCTGGTACTCTTTTGGGGCGTAGTCTTTCAGGAAATGGGTCAGCTCGTGGGTGGTCGTCTGCATGAAGTTCTCGCTATTCGTTGAGATTCTGATTTCTCCCTGCTTATAGGTTCCTTCGCTGTTGTCCGTTCTTTCTTCCAGAACAAAGGTCAGTCCCGTCTTCTTTCCTAAAGTCTCTGCAAGCCTTTTCTGGCCTTCTGTTGCGTTTCCTGCATTATTTATCAGGCTTCCTGTTTTTGCGGCTCCCTGGATATACTGCGTGTTTCTGTGCTGTTCATTTTCCCTGTCAAGAATTCCCGCATTAAGCGCCGCCTGTTTCTGTTCTGTGGTAAGGAGAGAAGAGTAGGCTGAGTCCTGCGTATATTCCGGAAGCAGACCGTATCTTCCTACATCGTAATACCGGTTGAAGGCTTTTCTATATTCCGGCATCTCGATTGCTCCGTCGTACTGTTCTGTTGCTGCCTTTCTTCCATTTTCTTCCAGATCCGAGAAATTTTCTTCCAGTTCTCTTCCCGTTCTTTCCATAATTGTTTCAGCGGCAGTGTCAAGCGTATACTTCTGTGCCTGCTGCATAGGCTCTGAAAGAGCAGGGGTGACGATTTCTTCTTCCTGCTGCCTGTACTCTGGCTGTGTAAGGGTCTGGTTTGCCTCTTCCCGCTGCGTAGGTTCCTGCTGAGCGGGAATGGAGGTTGGATCTGGTTTCGTTTTCTGATTTTCCTGTGTGGTTTCATTGGCTCTTGTGTGATTTCCGACCGCCTGCACACCTGCGCTCAAGATACCGCCGGACAAGGCTCCTCCCAGGGCGGAAAGGCCGATGTTCTTTCCCGCGTCTATACGAGCCGCTTTTTTCGCTTCTGTTTCGCTCATGCCCTGATTTTTGTAATACTGGTAGGCCTGATTATAATTTGATTTCTCTCCCATGATAAAGCGGTCTGAAATCGTGTTCAGAATTTCCGTTGCACCCTCTTCTGAACCTTCCACTGCAGCCTGTTTTGCGACATTTATAAGGAAGTTTTTCACTCCCTTTCCGGGATCCTGTTTAAATTTCCCCAGACTTCCCAGGCTTAAAGACTCTCCCAGGCTCTCTGCAGCTCCCTGAGCAGCTCCCTGAAGAAGCGCCTGCCCTTCTGTTCCTCCCCGCTCTCTTGCATCTACATAACCGGATGAGGCCGCGGAGAGTCCGGCACTTAAACCTCCCGCCGCAGGTCCCAGCGGGATACGCCCCAGGCTCTGAGCCATGGAGAGTCCAGTATCTACCAGGAAATCTTTCACCGGCCCTCTGCCAACTGCGTCTTTTACTCCCTCTCTGATAGACTCTTCTCCCATCACCGGGGCAAAGACAGGGTGGTTTAAATCCAGATCGCTCCCTGTCACCTGAGCTGCCACCCCTGCAATGTACGGCTCGTAGGCCACCATAGGGGCAATCGCATCCATGGCCGTTCCTAACAATGGATGTTCCTTTGAAAATTCTCTGGTCTTTTCTTTTTCCTTATCCATCCACTGCTTATTAAGACGCTCTTCGAGGCTTTTTAAGTATTCATCCGCTGTTCTTCTACCATACTTTCCAAGAACATAGTTGTAGTTGCCTTTTTCTTCCTGCGACATTTCTTCCATCGGCTGGCGGTCTAAGGCTGTTCTGACAAAGGACTGGAGCTTTGTGTCTCCCATTCCCACCAGGGGATCTTTCGCTCCCTTTTCCACGTATTTTTCATACTCCGGATCTGCCTGCGGGATAATAGTTGCATGCTTTCTTTTTCTGGTCAGTTCTCCTTTCCCGTAGGTAATCGGAATGGATTCATAGACTTTCTTTCCGGCAGAAATGGTCTGATTTCTGTTTTTGTGGGTTTTTTCATAGTCAGCAATCATCTTCTGGGCTTCGGTCTGCTTGCTTACTGTTTTTTCAAAAGACGGAAACATGCGCTCTCTTTCCTCTTTCCGTCGCTTCCATATCTGATACTCATCCATCAGATTTCTACTTTTTGAAACAGGAGGCGTAGCGCCTCCTGAAAGCTGCGGAAAGTGCCTCAGCGCCGCTTCTTCTCCCTTCTTTAATTGATCTGCTTTATATCCTGCGCCAGAAATTTTATTTTCTGAAAGCTGCGGAAAGTATTTCTCCGCTGCTTCTTTCCCTTTTTTTAACTGATCTATTTTGTACCGGTCCATTTATTCCTCCATTTTTTGGCTGCTTCAGCAATTTCCTCTGTTTGCGGTTTTCGCAAGAGCCAGTCGCTATACTCCAGTGCATTCTGTGGTACAGCAGGAATGGTAACTTCATCTTTATTTACTTTAAAAGCATCTACCGCTCCTATATCTTCCAGATAACGCATCATATTGTCCGCTGACGTTTTACCGTTTTCCTTGTATTCCCGCATATAGGAATCTGCTGCCTGATTCCAGGAAAATCTTTTTGACTCCGGGATCTGCGTTGCTTTGGAAGCGCTTTTCTTTGAGCTTCCGCCGGAACGTCCTCTGCCGGATCTTGCGGCAGCCTGCTGCTGGAGTGCAAATTCCTTTTCCCAGTTTGCCTGCGCCTGAGCTGCCTGGTCTTTCTGGAACTGCATCTCCTCTAACCACTGTTCGTAGGCCGTATCATCCTGGTATCTACCGTAGTCGTATCCATATTCCTGATTATAGCGATTATTGTAATAATCCCTATTTGCAAAGTAATCGCTTACCTCGTCTCTGTACCGGTTGTAATCTCTATCGTCCAGCCCAGTTACCAAGCCAATTTGATTGTATAGATCCTGTCCTGCATCCTGATACCTCTGATAAGCACGGTCATAAAAATCTAGTGCTTTATCGTTTAACCCTGCAATCTGGTTGTTATAGGCCTGTTGTGCTACCGAAGCAGCGTAGGAGTTCCCGTACCCGCCTGACAGGGCCGAAGCAGTTCCCATGGTGTCTCTCATGGCCCTGTCTGCATTTCTGATATACTGGTCTCTGTACATCTTATAAAGGTCATCGTTTGCCATGTCCTTTCCCGTGTAGGAAAAGTCTGGTCGGTTCATGATATCGCCTAAAATGTCCTGGATCATGTCATCATATCGGCTGTCGAAGTCGTCCGGTTCATTCCTTTCCAGATTCTGGACTTTATTCTGGTAATCGGTGACCGTTTTTGACGGGGTGTACGCTGTCCTTGTCTTCTGAGACGTCACGGTTTTCTGCTGCGTGTTCTGCTGTACATTCTGTGGTGCCGGAGTCTTCGCCTGAAGACTTCCCATGAGCTGATTGTTCTGGGCTGCCGTTCCGGTGTACCCCTGAATTCCGTACTGCTCTGCCAGCTTTTTTCTGTTTCCGAAGCTTGAATCCTGTCCGTTCTGCTTCATCCAGTCCACAATTCCTAATGCCATTACTTTCCCTCCCTGTATTTAAAAGAGCCATGATTAAAACTAGGTTCTTTGCCTGTTCGATTCCCGTTACCTGGACATTATCCAGGCATCTTTTGAGCCGGTCTATCGCTTCATTGGTATATTCAATCATTTCGCTTCCAACGCCTCCAATCTGTCATAGATATCTGCAATGCTTTCCCCAACGCCCCAATAATGTGTTTTCCCTTCAAAGATCGGATCGTTTAAATATAATTCCTGGGCGTATGCTTCGTTTGGACTTAAGACGCATCCATAGTGCCGGAGCACCTTTTCAGGATCCCGGTTGTCTACGTTTCCAGTGCCGTCCCAGCCTGTCCAGAAACAATACAAATCATTATCTCCCATGCCTGTTGTTTGATCCTGTGTCGCTAAATATTTGCCATAACGTGTATCAAATGTGTAGAACCCTCCGATAAATACCGACTCATCGTTCGCCTCAAACTCACCATCTTTACATATAATAGAAGCGCCGACTACATCTCCAGAAAAAATCGCATCTCCGTTCTGCTTTAGTTTAAAGTTTGTGGACTCTACTACCAATCGATTAGATTTCAGCGTGACAAGCCCTGGTTCCAAGGATAGCTCTGAAGACACTTCCCCCTTTGAAACCTTTGCTTTGATTGCTTCGTCTGTCACTTGGAATTTTGCTTCTGTGTCTTTCTTGAAGTTTTTCAAACTGACATCCAACCCGTTGACGTCAAATATCAACGAGGCTATTTTCTCGTCATTTTCAAAATATTTTTGAAGTGCGTCTTTGCTGTAGTTGTCTTCTGGGGTTAAATTTCCGAACATGTATTTCAGCTGTTCATTTAACTGATACAGCTGATCTCTTAAATCCCTGCCAAATACTGTTTCCTTGTAAAGCGCCATTACACCCCACTGCCTTCCCTAATGTATTTTCCGATTCCGAGAAGCTTCGCTTTTCCCAGTCCCTCTATTCTATACCGGTAGTGGGAGCATCTTCGTGGCTTCAGGAAAATGGTTGTGGTCTTCTTTTCTTTCGCGGCGACCGAGCAAGCATGTCTCCAGGCTGGTTCTGAATCATATTTGAAAGAAATGTCGACTCTTGTCCCCCTCTCCAATTCCAGGAGCACCTGAAGCTTCTGGATGGTCTTCTTTTGCAGAGTTCCTTCTTCCTGATCGCCGGATTCCAAGAACCAGTGGATCTTTTCTTCTTTTGTTCCTTCTACTTCGCTCAGTTCATTCTTTATGTTTATGAGATATAGTTTGCCATCCCCCGAGGTGCAGAACATGGCATCCAGCTCGTCTTCTTGGTTCCAGATTTTATACTGTGTGGAATAAACCAATGTCTTGGGAGCAAATAAATAATATTTATCTTTGTATTTCCCTGCCGCAGTTCCTCCAATGTCGTTTCCCAGCATCTCCGAAATCAGGTAAGGGATTCCGCCATTGTAAGCATAAACTCCCTGCGGAGAACGATAGTAAAGAGTCCCGTTGATGGTGCAGAGCGTTTTTTCACATCCCTTTTTTACCCCTGCCGCTTCCTGGCTGGTGAACTGAATATTTGACGGCTTATTGCCCTGCACCTTGTGAATCATATTTTCTTTGAAAAATATTACATTTCCCTGGCAGGATGCCGCTCCTGTGAAATCCCCATCGCTTCCGACCGTGGCGGCGTAAGAATCTGTCGATAACTGCTCAAATACATGAAAATTTGTTGGATCTCCCAGTTTTGAAGCGTATATCTCGTGTTTTTTGTTTGAGCATCCCCATAAACGATTCTCATTTTCCACCAGAAAATCCATATCCGGAATTTTCTTTGTAATTTTCAGCCCTGAGTCCTGGGTGAATGCCTTGTCCAGGGTGGATATAACCGTGATGGAATCGTCTGTCTTCCCCTCAATAATAAAGGTTCCATTGAAACCGGCATTCGAACAGCCTGAAATTTCAACACCATCCTTTTCTCCGAAGTTTTTTCCAATCCCTGTGCAGGTAATTTTCGTATACACCGACGCCTCATAAGTGGGTTCAAATTTCGCCTGAGAGGCTTGTATCCACTCTTTCTCTAGGTTTCCGAACTCTTTTGAGGAAGTATTAAAATACTTTTTGTCCGGGAAAATCAGGATATAGGCCCCCATTCCTACCATGTTTTTGTTCGAGTCAGCAACCTCTCCCTTTTTTTCTCCTTCATAGATAAAATCTGTTCCATCTACATAGGCCAGCCCATTCTTCCAGAAAATTCCGTTGGGCTTTGTCAGTATTTTTATGACTGTCCCTCTATTATTTCTTACTGCTGCCGCCGGGAAGAAGTCGGCTGTAATGTTCTCCATATCAGCAAAGGCATTGTCCTGTGTTATGATCCGCTTATCTAATCCGGCGAAGCTTCCTATTTGACTTCGCTTCATTTTAATGTTGTTAAGATATGGCAGTTTCAATACTTAAACCTCCCTCTCTGTTTTGGTATATGGGTTCTGATGTAGAATTTCTTATACTGTTCCAGAGATGACTCAAACATGGCCACGTCATTGTTATACTGTTCCGTTTCCATGTTGTTAAAGTCAATTTTTGCGGACAGGTAGTTGATGTAGATGTCTGTATATCGATCTGGCACCAGCAATGTTGTTTCCTGATCCTTGCCATAGTCATAGGCCTCGAATTTAACTTCTTCTCCCTCGTAATTATTCAGGATATCGTCTACGATTATCCCTTCTACTTCAGACAGCCATCTCACTTTCTGTTCCGGTAAATACTGGTTTGGTTTTTCTTCATCAATCAGGTTAATTAATTCTGCTACGTACATGTTTCCTCCTTATCATATCAGGTGTTGTCTTGTTTTTCGCCTTCTAAAAAAGGCAGCGAATCTGCTGCCTTAAACAATTTCCCCATCTTCCCTGAGCCGATCCTGCGTCAGCATCCAACCATTAAAATCAAAGCAATAGCATTTTCCATTGATGACTTCCAGACGGCCGGCCGGATAGGTGTAGCCCGGCCACAGATACCACCATCTTCCGTCCTCCTGGATCCAGCCCTGGAGGTAGTCGGCGCTTATCCAGCCCCTCTCTGTCAGGAACCACCGTTCTGAGCCATGCATGGCCTTTTCTGTCGGCGTCACCCGGTCTCCCCTGTGATATCTGATGCCTACATCAGAACCGCCAGGATCATTGCGAACAACCAGAGAAGAGGCTGTTACTTCCACCTGTGCTGCGCCGGTGCCGATAGACTGATAGATATATTCCTTCTTTTCAGAGACCCAAGTCTGCTTAAAACGCTCGAACGTTCCATACTGCTGCTTTAATACTCCTGTTCCGCTGCCCCAGTCCGGAAGATAGATATGAGGCTTGTCAACGATGCTTGTCCAATCGCCACCCCAACCAAGCCCAATAGACTTTGCAATCTGGCCAACACGACGAAAGAAGTCTCCCGATTCGTTGTAAGCGCCTTTTCCGTCATTCCTGTAAAAGTCAAAGGCAATTCCCCACTGGTGCTGCGAAGAATAGCTAGATCCCTTTGCATTAGTCACAATACTCCCCGGCTCCGTCCGTCCCTGGGCATACAGTGCATCCTGCTCCGCTACAGTCCGGAAGCACTCACCCAGGCCAATGGTGAGACCCTGGGCATTGCATTTTGCCGCCAGAGATTTAAACGCTTCTTGAAGGCTGGGGTGACATTTTGTGATATCCCTTCCCATTATATGCTCCTTTCAAAAAGCCCCGGAACATTCCGGGGCTAAACTATCTACTTGCACTCATCTGCTGGTCCTGGCCGTTTTCCCTCTGCCCCCGGTCCCATTGCTACATTTCCTCCTGTCGCCGCCGGTCCATTAGTTCCGACGTCGCAGGTACAGTCCGGATCTACCGTCCATTCCGGGTGGCCAAGCTTCTCTGCTTTCTTTGCGCTGTAATTGTGGCAACTATTCGCATTCTTCTCTCCGTGTACTGGACATTTCTTGTTCTCACTCATTTTTTTCTCCTCTCTTTCTCCTTAAATTGTTCGGAATTTTCAAACTGCTACGCTCTTACCCTTGCGCTGGAAGATGAATGGATCACCTCCTCTCATCCGAAATCTGTTCTGTGTCGATTTTATTTTTCAGGACGGCAATATAATTGCAAAGCCAGGCTGGTACATCTGCACCCATACGTCCAGCATTTTCTATGATCGAAAGCATCTCATTAAGTAAATACCACACAACTACCAGCAACCCAAATACAGCTGTTGTTGGCATGCTAAATCCCAGCTGTTCTGCCGTCGTAACAATCACATAGTCTAATATCATGGCGGCAACAATTACGCATACATAGCCCATCTTTTTAATGATCCCCTTCGCTCCTTTTTTAGAACTCCAGCCGTAACTTGGATCTCCAGGATGATCTATGGCCTCTCGTTTGCTCGCCAACATTCCAGTTACATAATCTACGAACATTTCTGTAAACAGCAAACACATAAGAGGATATAATATTCCCAGCTTATCGCTCAGAAATGCTCCTGCTGCTGCCAGCGCTCCTTGAATTGCTATTACATACTCACGTTTCATGGTATCCCCCCTCTCTATGGATTTTCTTCTAACCACTTTTCTGTTTTGCTCTTCCAGAGTTTCGGAACATCTGCAAGAGTCCATGGTTTTCCCGTTGCTGGGTTCTCTTCTTTTTCTCTGATTTTTGTACCGTAAAATGCTCCCATTTATACCATCCCTTCCGCTAACATACTTGTAGCTTCTCCCAGATCACTGATTGCAGCATCCTGTACGGCCTGTCCTACTTCCAGGGCATCCAGACGCTTCTCCTCTTCCGTCTTTTCCCTTAATTTATAGGAGGTTAATACCGCACCTTTTTTATCTACTGTGGAAGTTTCAGACACCAGCACCAAATCAGTGTAAGTTCCAACTGTCAGATCGGCTTCTGTTTTAAACTCAACCTGAGACAGATTTTCCGGTGTCAGCTTTTCCCATGTACTAAGCATGGCAGCTCTGTTGTCTGATACGACCTGTACAGCATCTAAGGATGCTCCCGTCTGAAGGTTGATCACGGTTTTGTCTTTTAAAATCATTTTGTCCATTTTTGTTTTTTCTCCTTCTTAATCTTCCTCATAAATTATTTCAAGTCCGTAAGCTACAGCTGCTTCATGTTCAATTCGGCATCCTCTGGCCTTTTCCCAACCTTTACAGAAATATGCAGCATGGCACAGAGACATATTTTCCAAGGACTTTGCCAGGAAGCACAGTGGGATTTGCTCTACGCCGCGCTCCTCCATGCTCTCTTTGCTATACCACTCATCTGTGAAAAGAGTGTTTACAACCTCAAACCCTTTCTCTTCCAAGGCTTTTACTGCCTTTTCCCGCGTTGCTACAATTTCTTCATCCGTTTTTCCAGCCATAGGCTGTGAAAGCATTGCTTTTTTCATTTTTTCTCCTCTCTTTCCCCCCATTATGCAAACATCCAGTCTTCCCCCAGTATGTCCGCCTGACTGGCCAGCCACCCCAGCTGTATACCAGAAGTTCCAACAAACGCAATCGAATTGTTTCCCATATCTTTATGATCTGGGTTTACCACTACTCCATCCGGATTCATGTATCTGATGCTGGTTGCCAGTTCGATGTACTGATTTTTTCCATTCCAGCCTTTTCGTTTCATTTTGATTCCACGCTTTACGTACTTGATCGCCTCATCAAATCCAAACATCACTTCTCCGCCCAAGATCGGCGTGTTGGTTTCATCTGCCAATATCCAGGCTTCCGAAAGCACATTTCGCAGTGTGTACTCCACCCGCCTTGTTTCCCTGATATCCAACGCCTCTTTTCCTGTGTCGCTGTCCTTTTCCCGGCAGTGCATTATGATTGTCTGTTTCTCTTCGTCCCAGCACCAGTACCCACCCCAGGAAGGCAGTTTTACTTTCTCCCCGTCTTTCATCAGTTTCAGTGCTTTATCAAATTTCATCCCTACTCCTCCTTGTGGCATGCGTTGCTCAGTTTTTTGTAGACATCCTCGTACATTTCCTGTTTGTCTCCGTTGTAGGTATACTCCACATAAATCCCATCTCCTGAAACCGTCGTTGAAGCCAGACATTTGTAATTCTGAAGAGTTTTGCATGACCATACAATAAACACGTCCGAAAGATCGATTTTTTCTGGCTGGTTTTTGTTATACCATTCCACCAGCTTTTTCTGGCATACATTTTCAAAATGCCTCATTCCTGTAATAATCATATTTTCTCCTTTCTGTAGTTCGTTATTTTTATCTTATCATCTGCGGGAACTGTTTTCGCCCTCTATAAAATAGCGACATGAAACCCATGAAAAACACTAATGCTGCAGCTACTTTGGATGACGTAAAAAATATACTTACATCAGAAATTAGATTACTGAAAACTGGCAGTTACTCAATGCTACGTTTACCATTTTCTTCTGGCTTCCATCCTTTCTATGGCGGTTCTCATGCTGTTTTTTTGGCCAAACTATTGAACCAATACGGAATAGCTATCTTTTTGTGTTATCAAAATGAAGGCATCCGCTCGATTTGTATGAGTTACAACAATGAAAAGTGGAATGAGCCAGTAGTTAAATAGCGACCTTGGAAAAGACTACTGGTCTACAGTCGGAAAAGTAGAAGTTATCTCTCCTAATTCTTGGCATAAATCAAATATAAGTATTACGCTTCCTCCTGGTACTTATATTTTGGGTTATAAGGCACATGGAAATATATCAGCTAACGCATATATAAATACAAAAATTGATAATGCAGCTGAGTCCTTTCCTTTATATGAAAAAGAAATAAATATGCCATTGTCTATAGCTGATGGTTCAACGCTTAGAAGTGTTTCTAATGTTGTAATGCGATTAAATAATAGTGAAGTAACTCTATATTTTTGGGCTTATTCCACTATTGTAACTTCCATTACCTGCGAGGTATGGGCCATCCGAATTAAATAGCGAGCTGGAAATTAAATTCCTGGACGTAGCCTGCCAGAAAGGGAAAACAGTGACAGACGCATTAAATGCATATGACAATATCGTAACCGGTATGGCATCAATGTCAAACAATGATTATATTATCGGGTATATATTGATTAACGAGAGACTAATTATCAATTCAACAACCGCACATACCGTAAGGGTATATTACATCAACATCCCCAAGGGATAACCACCAGCCAGAATCTGAAATAGCAATTTAACCACCATTTTCTTACTGCTTTTCTTGGTTCGTTAGCTCTCTTCTGAAGCATTTCTAATCAGATTTTATTTCTTTGCATGACAAAAAAGCCACCCCGAAGGCGGCTTAAAAAATCTATGATCACCTATGCTGCATACTTGCGATAAGATTCCCTGACTCCGTCTTGCTTAATGTTACAGTAGATCAGTGTGGTCTCTATTTTTGTGTGCCCCATTAAAACCATAACTTCCTCGATTCTCATACCGCGATTTAAGAGGTCTGTGGCAAACGTCCGGCGGAACCGGTGTGGGTGTACATTTCCTACTCCTGCCCGTTTTCCCAGCAATTTAAGGGCATACTGGACGCCAGCAACTGTTAATCTATTGTGAGGCTTCTTCAAAGACACGAAGAGCGGTGTATTTGCCAGCTCTTCTATTGTCAGTCCTTCCCCCTCCTTTCTCCATTTTAAATATCTGAACAGGTAAAAGCTGGCCGAATCTGATATGTATAAGGTCCTTTCCTTCCTACCCTTTCCCATAACTTTGAATTCCTGCTTATATAAATCTATATCCCCCACGTTGAGGCTGCACAACTCTGATACACGCAGTCCTGTGGCATATAAAAATTCAATCAGCGCCCTGTCTCTGGGATTTTCACAAGCCATCCGCAACGACTCCAGCTCCTGAGCGCTGTAGGCCTTTTTGATTGTGCTCTCTATTCGCAGAGATTCTATTCGTGCTACTGGATTGTCATCCACCAGCTTCTCCCTTTGTAAAAACGTCCAGAAGCTGTTGAGGTAGCGCATCCGTCCCTGCAGCGTTACCATACTTATCTTATTTCGTTCCCGTAGCATCCCAAAATACCAGCGCAAATCCATTGTCGTCATGTCCTCAAAATTCTTTCTGAGGGCATTCCGGCAGTTGGTAATCTCCCTGACGTACTGGGCCAGTGTGTTATTCTGGCGGCCTGATATACGCTTCGATGCCACAAACATTCGTACCTTGGCTGTGTCCGAGTCTGTTCCAGTTGCCATCAGCTCACTTTTCTCTTCTACAATCTGTTTCCCATGGAAATTAATGTAGAGGATGTTCTGCAGTTTGTCCAGCTGCTCTTCGTCCAGACATTCGGACATCTGTTGCACTACATCTACCAATATTTTTTCCAACAAAAAAATCACTCCTTTCCCAGTTAGCTTACCAAAAAAATGAATGATTTTTGTTCTATATCATTAAATTGATCGTGTATATAGTATAAGGCCCCAAGAATATGGGCAAAGTGGCCCATGCCACAAGCACAGAGAGCGGCGCCAAAGGCTAAGGCCTCGTTATATGGCCCCGCTCTAATTTAAGATTTACGTGGTTAAATTGCTATTACTCAATATTTCTGGATACGTCAAAGACAAGATAACCCTTATCAGTTCCGTCAACCCGGAATTGCAAATAATTTTGGGTATCGCTAAGCTTTCCAATCCATAAGCCGATTTCCTTACCTGCTGAGTTCGCCACCGCTTTTACTGCCTCGCTATTTAGTTATCAATGCTACCTCAATTGTAGGCCCAAAAGGATTCCTTCATAGTTGTATTCGATATTTGCATAGCCATAGCCGCGTAATGCAATAACAGAGTCTGTTTGTGGTTCTGCGTACATCCAATTAACGCATCCGCCTCCGGATTCCATAGTTGTTCTTGTATCTGAGCCGCCTGTAGTTTTTGCAGTTCCACTATCCACTTGTATTTTGCAACTCATAATAGATGAATTGCCCGCGCTTGTTGCAGCTTTTCCGAGTATAATATAACGATGTCCTGCCTTAATTTTTATTGTTGTGATAGTGCAAGTGTTTCCTTTTATAGCCGGTGCGGAGCCAGAACTTTGAATTATCTCGCTATTTAACTGAGTAATCTTTCCGAGCAATTCCGCATCTTTGCTTACCAGCTCGTCTAGTTTCTGTTTGATTAAATAACCCATATAGGCATCCAATGCAGCCTTTCCCTGCTCCTGCATGAGATAATTTGCCACCATGGGGGGGAGTGGGCCTTGGATTCCTTGCGGACCTTGTGGACCCTGCGGGCCTACTGATCCTGTCTCTCCTTTTGGTCCGGCTGGCCCAGTGTCTCCTTTCGGTCCCTGAATTCCCTGCGGCCCAGTGTCTCCTTTCGGTCCCTGAATTCCCTGCGGGCCTTTAATGTTTCCGATTAAAATCCTTGCCATTAAACCGCGTCCTCCCCTGTCAGATAGTATAGTTCTCCTGTGTCTGTGTTGTATTCAAATGCCGGGGGCGTAGCTCCATTTGGATAATCTGCATACAAGTTCCCAGTAGCTGGATCCAAGTATAAGGAAAACATTCCGGAAGCCGGTGCCATAACTCCGCTTTCTCCCTGCGGGCCTGTGTCACCCCTGTCTCCCTTTTCTCCTCGCTCACCCTTTTCTCCTTGTTTTCCCTGTGGACCCTGCGGACCCTTTTCTCCTTGTGGACCAATTGGACCCTGCGGGCCTGTTAACTGTCCTGTTTCCAGTTTATTTACAATATCCTCCCTAACCTTTTCTGCCTCTTTTGCTGCTGCATTGGCTCTTGTAGCCGCTGAACTAGCCAGCTCTGAATTAATCTCTGCATGTTTTGCCGCTTCGCTGGCCTCTTCTGTTGCCGTTTCCGCATCCTCAATGCTCTCATTAATACGCTTTTCCAGCTGTTCCAGCTCTGTCAGGCTTCCGTCATAGTTCTCCGGCGTGTTATTGACTTCTTCGACATATACAGCAGAACGGAATGAAGAATATTTCTCCACTCCGTTTGCATTGTAGGCTCTCAGATTGATTAGGGCGGCCCCCGGTACTTTCAAGGTCTGGTTTAAAATTTCCCATTCCAGGTACAAAACATCCTTCTCTACCTTCTTTTTTAAGATAACTGTATCGTAGACTCCGTTCTCAAATTTTAAATCAAGATAGAAATTCAGTTCTGACAGATCCACCCCACTGGCCGTCAGGCGTTCCAGTTTGAAGGTCCTGCTGCCTGTCTGATTGTCGTAAGTCGTTCCGATATGATCTTCTCCTGATGGGATATATAGCCTCTGGTCTTTTACTAATATCATACCGGCTCCTTTCCTACTCTTCCAGCTCCTTCAGCTTTCTTTCAAACTCTTCTTCTTCCCGCTCCATATACTCAGCAGCTACATTCCTCTGCCGCTGGGCATTTCTTAACACTTCTGCTACCTCCGGCGGGACTTTTACAGTCTTGCCTCTTGGCACGATGGTTGTTTTTCCATTGACAGTGACTGATACATCGTTTGTGTATCGCTCACTGTCTCTGAATAATTCAATCTCAATCACCCTCGGAGCCTCCTTATTTGGCTCTTCGGTCGCTACTTTATGTGTTGCTTCAGCTGTTGTTTCGGCTGCTGTCTCAGGTGTTGTCTCAGCCACCGCCTCAGTTTTCGTTCCTCTTGCCATGTTTCCTCCTTAATTTGCCTCATGTACGTTGTTGGATGAGCCGGTCTCAATTCTTACCATGAAATCATCCTGTAAAATCTCAGCAGTCTTGACTGCCTTCCAGCCTGCAGTTGCTCTCTGGTTTAACGGATCCGCAGTTCCGCCAGAACCTAACTGCTTTACGATTGTTTCCAGGCCGCCACCCTCTACACTGGTAACTCCATAAGCGTTCTTTCCAATGACCAGAGTGGAATATACATCCGCTTTTCCATCTGTAATGGAAGCGCCGGCAGATGGCCAGATCTTCGCCTCGCTGGTTTCTGTCAGACGGATATTTGCGATTTTTCCAATCTCGTTTTTAAACATCTTGTCCGGTGTGGTGTATTTATTCCACTCAACGAAATCCGGATCGTCCATCAGGTCAAAAGCTACATCGTAATGCACGATTCCTGCATAGGACTGACCGTCAAACGGTCTTGCGTTCTTTCTCTTTAAGGTTCTTGCTGCCATTCTAAGTGCTCTGACCGTCAGCTTCATTTCATCCGTCAGCTCAGTTCTTGACTTTACCTGGCCCTCTGCGTACTGTACGTTAGTTCCGGCATTGATTACCTCTCTGGTGACAGTGTCTAATGTTACGGCAGCCTGAGAACCTAACAGGTTTAACGCCTCTACCAGGTTGTTGTCGATAGCGGTTAATAGCAGCATGTCAGACATTCTAATAAAATCACCATACTGCTTTACAGTGGATTTTACCGTTGTAACGTCTAACTTATTTCCATTCGGGGTTACGCCCTCTGTTAATGGCGTCAAAGCCTTTTTGAGTGGGGCGTACCGTCTGAACTCAATGGTTTTACCTCCATTTTTGGGAATTGGTTTTTCCTGACCAAACTGGTCATGCACCAGTTCAGGGCCTACATTTTCAAGGAGATACTTATCATAGTATTCCTTCATTTCGGCGCTAAGGTTATTGTTTGATCCGGCGGATCCGGTGGTGTTGATTACGTCTTCAAATAACTGTAAATTCAGCTTAAATGGGTTCATTTATCCTCCTTATAATTCGATAATTTCACCCCTTGCCGCTCTTTTTGCTAATTCCATGATCTCATCTCTGGACATGTCTTTGACTGATTTCCCAGTCTTTTCAAGGGGTTTGGAATTCATGCCTGCCTCACTGGGCCGTTTCTGGCTGTTTTTCACTGCGTCCGCCTGAGCTTTTGCCACGTTTTTCGCAGTCTGCGCGGCAAGTGCCTGCATTAATTCTGCATGGTGGATCGTTTCGTAAGCCGTTTTCATGTCAATTCCGTTCCCTAAGAGTCGTGCAAAGGTTTCATTCTGTCCTTCCACTTCCAGGTTGAAATTCGGATACAGGCTCTTTAACTCTTCGGCTTCCCGGTTCCATTTCTGGAATACCATTTCTCGCTGATTCTTTCTTTCTGCCTCTTCCATGGCGGTTAAAAGACGCTTATTTTCCTGCTCTAATCTCTTCCTGTAGCGGTATTCGTCTACTGTCAATCCTTCTTCTGCTGCTGCCTCTTCCCACAGATTGTTGTCGTTTTCGATGGCAGTTCTCAGGTTCTGCAGATCACTTGTACCGTATCTGGAATTTAATAACCCCAGCACTTCCTCCTGGTCCTTTACCTGTTTTTCAATGCCCTTGTAGCGCTTCAGTCTCTGGCTGATAGTGTCCTTGACTCTTGCCTCGTACAAATCTCTGTAGTTTTCTGATATTAATTTCTCAAATTCTGCAGCGCGTTCTTCTGGTGTCTGTTCCGGTTCAGCGACTCCCGTATCGCCAGCGGCGGCCTGGCCCTCTACGCCCGTTTCTGCTGTAGCTCCCTCTGCCGGTGCGCCTTCTGCACCGTCAAATAACTGTAAATCTAAAAAAAGAGTTTTCATTCTTCCTCCTGCCGTCTCTCCGGCGTGTCTTTATTTTTCTATCTTAACAAGTGCGGGAACGGATTTCGCCCCCTATAAAAATCAGGTCTGGGTATTCGTTTTGTAAAAGCCTAAAACCAGCCTCGATAGCCTCTGCTTTGGTTTTAAACTCCGCTCCATCGTCTTTAAATCTTGCTTTGATTCGAATCAGGCCGCTTTCTATTTTTACCGCTGCGTCTATCTTTCCAGCTTCGTCCATGTCCATGGCTATTTTTGCCAGTGTCTGGCCTAATATGGAAATCGCACAGCACAATAGATTAACCGGCCCCTCATTGATTTTTGTGGCATGGCCTATAATCGCGATGTCCAGGCCACTTTTAAAATGCGAAATAATAATCTTTGTCATTTAACTTGGTGTGGAGGCTTCTGCTGCCTTCTTCCTTGCCTTTCCCGCTGTCGCGTTTAATTCTTTCTGTACTCCGCCCAGGGAGTTTGTATCGGTTTTTTCTTCTCTCCCGCCCTTTACGACTGGCTGAGAGAAATCCTGGCCTGATACGGCGTCCTCCAGCCTGGTATCGCCGGTAGACTGTGATATCAGCGCAGCCATCTTCTGAATGGTGAGCTGCATCTGCATGATCTTCTGATACATGGTTCCATTCCTCTCAATCTTTTGCATCAGCTCCTCTTTTCCGTCAAACATCATCATATCCAGACAGGCGAGGGTCTGATCGGAAAATTCTGGGTTAAAAAATCCCAGGTTATACATTTCCTTGGCCAGCTCATTCTGGGATACCTTGGCAAACGGTGAGGCTTTCTGCGGTGCGATGGAAATGTCAAAATACGGCATCCTGCCGCCTATCATTATACCGAAGCTGTTTTCTTTCCCTCCTCCCCTTAAAAGGGAATTGTCGAAGGTTAAGAAATCCATCTGCCCGGTTTTGTTGGTGATCCGAAAGGCTCTTGGAATGTCGTAAAACTGGCGCATCAGCTCAATGACCTGATACACCACGTTTTTATAGGCTCTGAAAGATGATTTAATCATATCCCTTGAAAGTTTCGAGCCTGCCTCCTGCAGAGCGGCAATGGCAGAGGCTGCCGTGACGCCACTGGCAGTGGAACCCTGGGAAAAGTCTCTGTTTCCTGAGGTTTCTTTCAGCTCTTCGATTTTTCCCTGGTACACCTGATAGTAAATGGAATCCATGCGGAAGGTCTCGATCGGTTTAATGTCATCCGGCTGGCCTTCATAGTGAACTACCTTTTTTGTGATGTCCTTAAATTCCTCCTCGTTGATTCCCCCGTTCATTTTGCTTAAATATCTGGGGGTTGCACCTGCCAGGGTATTGGCCAGGATTGCCTGCCCCATTCGGTCAATGTAGGCCTGACAGTCTTTCATAGCGTCTAAATAACCAAACGCCGCCGGGGAGTTCTTTTCCGGGAACATGCCGTCAAAGACAAAAGGATACTGGCCATGAGAATACCAGCTTTCTTCTCCAGCATTTTCGGAGGAATAGAGGATCACGCCGTCTGCGAATTTGCAGTAATGCAGCACCGTCCGGATCTGTGGGATGGTGAACTCATCTTCTGGGGATGTGACGTATTTTTTCTTGTAGTACCAATCAACTACTAACGTTTTCTCGCTGTTGTCTATGTAGTCCTCTGTGATGTAGTCTTTTACATTGAGCAGTCCTCCAGTAGTTTTTTCTTTCATCTGTGGGTACTGGTTTTTCAGTGTCTCTGTGTCTACTGCTTCCAGGTAAAAGACTTCTTTTGATTTCTGAATATCGTCAATTCCCGGCTCCCAGTAGATTTTTAATAAATCACAAGGTTTAATCTCAATATCTCCCAGTCCGTTCCACTTTTCAGGGTTCCAGAATACGCCCTGTACGCCGGTTCCTGCCTTTAATTTATCCCATGTCTGGGCGGAATAAGTCTCCTCATACTCGTTTTGTTCCATGATGTAAGGGATAATGTCCGAGAGAATCTGCGCTGTTTCCTTGTCTGATTCCTCTCTTGGGAGAATATTGGCTTCCGGGTAGTTGTCCATGAAATCCGCATGTTTGTTGATGATAGAATTGAACAGCCAAGCGCTGGCAGGCTCCGGCTCTTCCTCTTCTTTGGTCCTTATCTCATCCCAGTGGCGCATCTTCCACCACTGTTCGTTGGAAATCAGGCGCTGATCTAACATCTGCTTGCCCTGTTTGTATTTCTGTAATCTGGCTTCTGCTTTTTTTATGGTTTCCTCCGTGACTGGTTTCATGTTTAAATCTTCCATGCAGTCCTCCTAAATCTTTATGAATGTACGGTTTCTCTTGTTTTTGTATAAATCCAGCGGATCCTCTAATGGGATTTCCCATTCTTCATTCTTTCGCGGCGAAATCGGGTGCTCCATTAACACATACCGGCATTCGTCATAAATGTGATCCTCGCACTCCGTGTCGATGTCCTCCACCTTTTTGGCATCGTATACCAGGGCTGGAATGGTTCTGATAAAGTCTTTGCAGGTATTGAATACATAGAACATAGGACGGCCATTCTCGCCGAAAGCTAAACGATAGTGAAACTGCATCTTTCCGGCTAATCTCGTATTGTCCGCCGGGGAGAAATAAACGCCCTGACGTTCCATCATGGCAGCCACTGACTCGCCTCTTGATTCGTCATAGATAGACGGATCGGCAATTCCTATAATCTTTTTTCGCTTTAACTGCGGATCCGTGCTCTCAATCTCTTTGATTCTTCTGGCAATCTCTGTGGGTTCTATCTTGATTCCCGTGTTCGGGGTGTCTGTACAGCCGTAAAATTCCCGGATTCTATAAATGCAGCCGTCATGATCCACAGCGTGCCAGCCCACAGAAAAGGGTTTTGCGTAGCCAAAGTCAAAGCCCCGATAAATCAGCCAGTCATCCGGGATTTTGAACGGTTCAATGACGTGTGTCATGATCTGGTTTCTGTAGCCGTCTGGGTTGTTTCTGAATTCCCTGAATACCTGACCGGCGAAGATGTCCCAATTCCCATATAGCAGGGCCTGGCGTTCCTGTTCCGGGAGCGACGCCAGTCTTGCCAGATAGCCGGGGTCGTTTGATAGTAATTCCTTATTGTCGAATACCGTCGAGGGGATGAAAGTCTTTGAACGATAGAAGATCTCATGTCTTCCGTCGGGATACCTGACTTTCTGCTTAAAAATGTTTGTTTCGTAGGGTTTCCCCGCCGTGACAAAGTAATCTTTTACCCATCCATGCCCAATTCCTCCAGGGTTTGCTGTGGCGCGCATATAGATCCGCGTCCCCGGGCCAGAAGGACGGTTTCGCGAAAGCATATAGGAATATTCGTCCCACGTGAAATGTGTCAGCTCGTCGAAGCCAATAAAATCAAAATGCTTTCCCTGGTAGTTGGTGCGGTCTGAAACATGGTGCATGTTTCCAAAGTAAATTTTCGCCCCGCTTTTAAAGCTCCAGCAGTGGGATGAGCCGTTATATCTTGCTTTGGGGAGCGGTTTATAAAGCTCTTGGCTGCGGTCTATCAGCTCCGTAAGCTGGGGGAAGGTTTTTCTAAATATGATCCCCCTATAATTTGGCTTTTCTATCTGTCTGGTGGCCTCTACCAGGAGATAATCCGACTTTCCTCCTCCTGCTGCCCCGCCGTACAGCGCTTCGTCTTCTCCCCTACTCATGGCTATGGCCTGTTTAGGCTGTGGTGTCCATATGATTTTCTTGTTCATCTTTTAATTTCTCTTTTTCTATCTCTTTTTGTACAGCTTCCATGTCTACCGGCGCCATCATCAAAAGGCCGCCGGAATCTTCGTCGCTCTCCTCAACTACTGGGAACCGTTCCTTCCAGTCTTCCCTTGCTCTGTTTGATAGCCAGAATTTAATGGCTGCTGTATCCGGCGGAATGTAAATCTGGTCTGTTCCCTCTTTTAATTCTTCTTTTTCTCCTGTTTTTTTGCCTGTTTTCTTGTCATATGTGACGGTTTTGACCTTAAATGTCTTTTTTATGTCAACATGAAACCCGATACACTTCTTATATAGGGAATTTTCCACCTCGTAGTCGCAGATTTCCTTGTTTTTCTTTAAAGCGTCCGAAATGACAGGAAATTTTTTGGCCCACTCGTTTAGAGTCGACCTGCGAATCCCCATATTTTTAGCGATTTGCTCGTTACTTAGGCCTTTTCTGGCCCATCCGGCCAGCAATGTCAGCTTGTCCGGATCTTCAATCCACTCTGTATATTTTCCTTTTGCCATGCTGGCCCCCTTTCTGTATACCATTATGACATCTTGGGGTTATATTTTCGCCTCCTGGAAAAGGGTATAAAAAAGGGAGCTTTTAAGCTCCCTGATAAAAAAGAAAAGCCGGAAGGTTTACGCCCTCCGGTTCTTCCTTATTTCACAAATCTCTGCCACGATTCAAATGTCTGTCGGCAGTTGTGCTGCTCCTGGATTTTATTGGGGGCGGTGGCAAGCACGCCCTTTCTGGCTAAATATTTAAGTCCTCTGTTGGTACTCCTAACGACTGCAACCTTGCTTTTAATACCTTTTCCTGATATGCAAGTTCTTTTTCTTTATCCGGCGCGTTTTTAATTCTCTGAATATTTACATATTCCCGGATTGTCTGGTCTTTTAATTCTTTCTCTGTCATCTCTCTGTTTTCCTCCATCTCTTCAACTCCTTTCGGGTATCAGGCCTTGCCCTCCTGACACTTATTATTATAATCTATTATCGTGCACTTGTCAATAGTCTATTATCATGTATTTTTATTTATTTTTGTATTCCATTATTTGACCCGGCTGACAGTTTAACAACTTACACAGGTTGCATATAACTTCACAGGTGACGTTTTCGTTTTTTGTCAGCTTAGCTACTGTATTAGAATGCAGTCCGTTATTTTTTAACCATTGTTTATTAAGTTCTTTTTTTTGCATGAGTTCCCAAAGTTTAGAGAAATCTATATAACCATTTTCGCCGTAATTAGCCATTATTTTCACCGCCTTTCTTTATATATATGATAATAGACCTTGCCGGAAAAGTCAACGTCTATTTTTATGTACTATATGCACAAATTATGATCGTTTTGATTCGTCTATTTTTGTGTATTATATTAATTGCTTTTTAGTCTATTATCGTGTATCATATAGGTACATCAAACGAAACAAAACCAGGAGGTAAATGATATGTGTAAAATTATCCAGTTTCCAAAGAGAGCAGAGAGCAACGGTTTTAAGAATTTGAAAGCACTGTTTGAAATTTGCAACAGCGTAGAAAGCTGTAACTTCTATTTAGAATCAGCAGAACAGCTTTTCGAGTCCGGAAGCATCACAGAGAATGAACTTCTCACCCTGCGCAGAGTTGGCCGTCAGAAGCGCCTGAACCTTGCAAATTCGGTTTCTGAACCTGTTAATGCAGAGAAGCCAGGGACTTACCCTTACACCCCAGAAATGGGCCAGAAAGAGCCTGATGGCTGCCAGATGGAAGCGGGGCTGTGCTACTACGGCAAGCATTACTGGGTTGATACTCCCATCGAGCTGAAAGGCCGGGGCATCACAGAACAGGAAGCCCATTGGATCGACGGATGCAAAAAGCAGATAGAGCACTGGCGCAGCTACCGAGTTACTAAGAAGGCTTTTGAGAAGCTGAAAGAGCAGTATTGTATCGCCATGGAATACTGCTTGGACTAAGCATAAATAAGGCCGGGGGAATCTCCTCCGGCTTCGTTTTTTTATTCTATGATTTTAAAAATGGTTTTCTTTTTGTCCTGGTCGTACTCGGCGATCACTTCTTTTTCTGTGCTCCACTCTTCGTCGGCGATCTCCACGCTTCCGCCCAAGCGTGCAATCAGGATCATGTTCATTCTCTCAGAGGCTGCTGCCCTGCCTTCTGCTGCCGCCGCCTTTTCATCCAGTTCACGGCACATTCTTTTGCACATGGCTTTCATCAGTTCCTTTTTTCTCTCTGCATTTTCCGCTTTTTTTCTTAAATCATTCACAATTCCCATGTTAATCCTCCTCGTATTTCTGATAGATTGCTTTATAGTAAGGGCAATTTTCGTATTTGTCTTCGCAAAACAGCTCCATCCAGTCCTTTCTTTCTTTCAGACTTTTAAAGCGGAGCATGTTCTGCATCTCAAAGCCCATTTTATTTTTAATATTTTCACAAGTTAGTGTAACATTTCCTGTTCTGCTTTTGTGGTTAATGTAAAATGGGCATCTTATTATGTTCCCCAACTTTATCACCTCGCTTTGAGGGTGGGGCGGCCGGTCAGAGCCGCCCTGTATAAACACCAATGGCGTGATCGTGATATATTATTGACCATTGGGAGGTTCCTGGTTTATATGTTTCCAGAGGATGCTTTCACATTCATAGATCGCCCGGTTCCATTCTGCATCTTCGTCTGTTTTCACAACCTTTCTCAGATTTGTGATTTCTTCATAAATTTCATTCAATTCTTTATCCATTTTATCTCTCCTACTGTGTTTTAATCTGGTGCCTGTTCAAATCACTCTTTCAAATCTATTTCTTAAAAATTGGGTTGTGTCTGGTCCTGCTACCTCGAACAATATTTCTTTCCCTTTTACTTTTGCGTGAAGTAATTCTCTTATAGCTCCTTTAGAATCTTCCCATTTGTCCATCATGTAGATTGCTTCCGCCATCTCTATCAGGTAGAAGGATACTTTCATGTATTCTTCGTAAGTGGTTCCCTTAGGGAGTTTGGAATTTACGCTTGCTGGATTGAATACCGTATGCCCTTCTTCAGTTAGCCTTCTTTCTACTTCCTGGAATCGTTCCATATAATCATCGGTTCCGGTGATCGGGCCTAATACGTAAATCTTCATACTACTCTCCTTTATATGGTTCCGGAAGGGGCTGCCAGGCAATCACATCAGGATCGTCCCAATCTGGATACCCCTCTATAAACCACCCTTCTGTTTCGTAGTAACCGGCAAGCTGAATTGCGGAGCTGAAAGTGATATTGTTGTAAATTCCGCTAACTGTTGCCAAAACAAATTCATCGCCTTCTGGCAACCGTTCTTTCACCGGAATCCATCGGTGACTATCCTGCTGCCGGCGAAGTTCTTCCACATCTGACGGATTTAGACCCGTGTCTTCGTAGTCTTTTAGCTTGCAGAACGCTCCATATAGTACCTCGTAGGTTTCTTGGGTGATAGATGCACCTACATACAATTTATTCCACAGGAGCTCTCTAAGCCCCCAGTTCCCGTATTTATCTGTTTCTGTTAATCGTCCCATATGATTCTCCCTTCTGCGGATTGTCAACGTATCAAACTGATTCCCATAACAACATATCCCGGCTGAATCCCGACGAATTTATCATCGATTAGATAAATCACTTCTGCTCTGGCCTCTCTGCCGGAATATTTAATGTTATCCCATTCCTTCAGAATCAGGGTGTCTCCAACGCGATATTTCCTATCATTTTTTCTAATCTCAAACTTCTTTTTGCCCGAAATTACGTCTTCGAAATATGTTGGATATATTTTTAATTCATGCTCCATTTTCTCTCCTATGCAAACCGCAATTGATTTTCACTGTCATTGATTCTCAGGTTCGGTAGCCGTTCCCCTATCTTTAAACATCCGCAATTTGCTTTTACTAACGCTTCCGCCATTGTTGGGACAACACTGTTTCCGATTCTGGCCACCTGCTCCTTGATGGGGTACGGTTTCCCCTCAATGTCCCGATTGATGATATAGTCTTCTGGGAATCCCTGCATCAGCTTCAGTTCTTCCGGTTTCAGCATCCTCAGAAAAATGTCTGCTATGGCATATTTCTCGCCCTCTATGTCAATAGCTACATTGACAAGTCCGAACCTGTCTTTTGTTGTGATTGTGTCCAGCGGTCTGTCCACTGTCTGACCTCCGCCAGACCCGTAATATTTAATCAAAAACGCGGATACCAGCCCGAAGTGTCCCGGCGATGTCGTAATGGTGTGAATTGGCTCCTCGCACCCCTGTCCGATTCCGGATTTATAATATTTTGTGATAAATGCTGTCACCAGTCCGTACCGGTTCGAGGTGTCAATGGTTTTTATCGGCTCCGAGAGAAGCTGTCCCCTGGATTCTCCGACTTTTTGCTCTCCGTGGTACTGGATGAGAAAAGCGACTGCTCTGTCATCCTGCACGATATACGGTTCGCTTTCCAGGATGTATTTCCGGATCCCGTTTGCAATCCGTTTCTGTGTGGCTGCTGCCAGCGGCTTCTTCCGGCCAAATATTGGCTTGCCAAGGGCTGACCAGTCAATATATTTTCCGCATGGCTCCCAGTTATCTTTTGTTCTGGTTTTCTCCGGCCATACAATTTCCTTTTCATCTCTCCGGAAAATTGCATACCAGCGTTTCCTGGTGGTGGGTGCGCCGTAATCTGATGCCACCAGCTCCCGGCTGTCAAACCGGTATCCCAGGGAACACATGGCTGTGATAAACCGCTTGTAGTCCTCTCCTTTTCTTTCCGGGATGATACATCCTTTTTCGTTAAGCGGTCCCCACTGCTGGATTTCTTCCACATTCTCCATGATGATTACTTCTGGCCTGATTTCCTTGGCGTGTTTAAATACTGCCCAGGGAAGAATTCTAAGCCCGCTCAGGCGAGGCTGTCCACCTTTTGCCTTGCTATGCGACGTGCAGTCAGGGGAAGCCCACATCAGGCTTACTTTGCGTCCTTTTACAATGCCTTGCAGATCCGCCTTAAAGATATCCTCTGTCAGGTGCAGTGTATCCGGATGATTGACTTTGTGCATTCGGATTGCTTCTGGATCATGGTTTACTGCGATATCTACCGGACGCCCTAAGGCCATTTCTATTCCTACACTTGCTCCGCCTCCGCCGGCGAAACAGTCAATGATTAATCCCATCTTGTTTCCTCTTTTTTTAATAGTCTAATGCCAGTTTCATTGATTCAACAAATCACCTTCAACCTCAAAGTAGACGTATCGGTTATTTTGTTTTACCGGTTTCTTGATATCCACGTACCTCTCCAGTAATTTAGTGCATATTTTCAATTCCTGAACTTCAACTTTAAATTTTGTCCATGTCTTCCCGCCGCGTTCAAAAATACTGATTTCCATCGTTCTTCTCCTCCAAACCTCAGTTCTGGTGTGAAAGCAGCCACCATAATATCATCAGATACAATAGCCAAACCACATTATCACAGACTCTGCACCATTGCAGTTCTTTGTACTGCATCCACTCTAGCCCGTACCAGACAGCGGATATTGCCATATTTACTGTTAATGCCTTAATGAGTGCCATTCTGTTCTCCGTTAATGTCAATTTATTTCTGCACCGCTCTTATCACCTTCTCCAGGGCCTTTACATCCCGGTCCCAAATTGGATCTGCATCACGTCCTGCTGCCATATCCCGGCAGTGGTCCAGAAGATCCTCCAGCTGTTTTACAGCTCCCTGTAATTTCCTAGTATCTACTATACTCATCCCGACAACGCGATACGCTCTGCAGGAACCTACTGAATGATCGGTTTCTAAGATTCCCTCCTCCAACATTTCCCTCAGGCATATGTTAATCGTCGACACGGAACAATAAAATTCCGCTGCAAGTTCCCGCTGTGTCGGCGGGTAGCCGTGCTGTTTTATGTAGGCTTTAATAACCTTCAATACATTTTTCTGGCTGATTATTTGTTCCATTGTACTCCCTCATTATAATTTTCTTTTAAGGCGGGCGGCCGGTCAGAGCCGCCCTGTATGTAACACCAATGGCATGATCGTGATATATTATGGCCACTGGGAGGTTCCTTGTTTACTCGCTCCAGCTCATTAACTGGAATCCTAAAATACAATATCCTTCTTCTAATCCTCTCATGTCTTCATCCATGTAAGAGATACGAGTTTCCGCCTTTTGGCCTGTGAATTTTCCATCCTGATAACACCAGAATTCCAGATCATGCCCTTCAAGAAACTTTTGGTCGTTTTTAGTAAGCTTATAGGCCTTCTCTCCTCTAATGATATGGTCATATTCTTCCTGCCCCACTCTCAGCACATGCCCAGTCTTTACTGGGGCTTCCGGAGGTTTTGCATGTCCTTCTATGGTCTGATGACAACTCTCTGGAAGTATCGGTTCAAGCCCCTGCTGTTCTACTGTTCTCTCTCTTTCTTTTGAGTCAGATTCTAACTTTTCTTCTACGTCCCTAATGGATATTCTTTCCTGCTTCGCCAGTTCCTTTTGAGGTTCCGGCGGAAGGCAGGCAGCCTTATTGGCAGCAGAATATCCGATTTCCTGGTCCTTAAACTTTTCCATGAGTTCCGGCTCCAATTTTCGGTTGATATGCTTTAGCTGGGCCGTCTTGGTGACACTTAGACCTAATTTATCAGCCACGGCGGCACGGATATCATTGGCAAGGGCAAACTGGGGTTCTAAGCCGGTCAGCTCCCTGAATTTTTCCTGATGTTCCGGTGTGCCGGTCCGAAGAGCTTCCAGGGACTCCGTTAAGCCGATTACCTCAATCATACGGTCATGGTCAGTTTTGTTTCGCTGGCCAGCATTGGTCAGGTACAATGTAATTCTTGCCATGATATCGTCCAGATTCTCCAGATGAACCGGAACCAGCCTGAACTGCTCTAATCCCAGCTTTTCTACCAGGTGAATCACTGCCAGCCGTCTTCTATGGCCGGAGATTAATTCATATTCTCCAGGCGCACGTTTGCGGGCAAAGAGCGGTTCTGGGATTCCTCCAGCCAGACGGATCATGTTCGCCAGTTCCTCAATCTCTCCCAAGGAATATTTATTTTCTCGGTTTGGAATCAGCTGAGTGTAGGGAATCATCTGCACCGTGTACTGTGCTTTCTTTTCGGCGGGCCGGGCCGCCATGATATCATTTAGTTTCGGCATCCTCCAGCACCTCCTTTGCAAGGTCTCTGTAGTCTTCTGCTGCCTGCGAGTGTCTTCGACAGCGGGCAATCGGCTTTCTCACGTTCTCTGCGCTGATAACATCCTCCGTTCGGGTGATTGCCGTTTCATAGGCCGGAAAAGAATAATTTGCCAGAATCTCATGGATATTCTTGCGGCTCTGAACGTTATTTTTAAACAATGTAAATAATATTTTAGGCTCTGCTTCTATTAACATCTCTCGCAAAAGCCACTGCACCATATCCAGCCCCTCACAGCCCCAGCGCGTGGCCGGGACAGGGATAATTATCTGATCAGAGGCCTGAAGAGCTTCCCAGGTCATTCTTTCTGCTGCCGGAGGACAGTCCATAATACAGTAATCATACTGTTGTTCCAGTTTCTCCCTTTCCACGATTCCGATCAAACGCCTCTTTACGGTTATGTTTCTTACCCGAATATCTGCCGGAATGATATACAGTCCTGAAATCCAGGTCTTTTTTGCTGCATAAATTAAAGAACTTCGTCCCTCTAATACCTCTGTGATGCTCTTCTGATGCAAGTTATAACGGCGCATCATGGAGGAGGCGTTCCCCTGCTGATCCATATCAATCAGCAGGACTTTCTTTCCAGCCTCCACCAGGCTGTAGGCCAGATTTATGGCAGTTGTAGTTTTCCCAATTCCACCCTTTAAATTCCATACCGCAATTGCTTTCATGTTTTACTCCTTTAAACAATCCTCTATCCTCTCTTTAATCCACTGCGCCCCGCATTCCTGATCTGCGATTTCCTCCGCTGCCAGGGACGGAGAAACATAGCAGCCAATAGATGCGTAGCCGGTAGGTGTCTCTTTTAAGATTTGAAACCGGCCAGCTGTCTCTTTCTCGATGTGATATGTTCCGTAGATACGTTTTATTTTTCCCATTCTCCCAGTGTGCGTCCTCCTCTCCTATGACATCTGATTACGTCCGCCCAAGAGTAAGCGTGGCCGTTGTCAAACAAACAGATATGAGGGTATCTGGTATCAGTCACCTTGGTTGATCTTCTGGTTCCCTCTTCATCCCGATAGTAATATCTATCTCCGATACACGCTTTTTCTCTGGCTTTTCTTATGGCCTCCGGTGTGATAGCCATCGTGTTCATTCTTTTTGCCACCTTTTCCCGGTAACTTTCTGAGTTTTCCGTTCTAATGGTATAGATATATTCATTCCCGATTCTTCCGACGCATTCAATGGCGTTTTTTACCCTTAGATTTCCGAACTGGTTTCTGGCATCTTTGTAATCTAAACCCAGTCCTTCCTGAACTGCCTTGATACTCATGGGTTTTCCCGCTTTTTTTAGGTAGTCCAGAATCCTGCGCTGTTTTTCAGCCGATCTTCTCTGTGTCTCTTCCCTCTTCATCGTTCTCCAATCCTAATAAATCTGTTCTCCAGTCTTCGCAGCATATACGTCCTGCTGCCGGAGTCCAGTCGCAACTGTACTCAAAAATACAAGTCTCGCAAGTCTTTTCCATGATTTCCTCCTTAAACCGGAAATACACGTTTCAGCTCTGGGTTATAAATGAGTTTCAACGCGCTTCCTTCTGAATCCATGAGAGTTCCCTCATTGCCTTTCACTGTTAATTTAAAGCTCCTCTACCAGTCCCTCCTGCTCCATCCACTTCCGAATGGCATATTCTGCGATGGTTTTTACGTTTTTCATACTATGCCTCCTGTGTCTCTTTTCTGGTTTCAGTTTTTTCTACTTTGATATTTCCTTTACTGGTCATGGAAATCTTTCCTTTCAGTCCGTTTCCCACATCTAACGTCAGGGAATCAATCTGATCCTCCTCTATCAACTCCACGGCTGTTTTTAACAGCTCTACCGCTGTTTTCGGGAGATATTTCCCGAACTGCCTTTCAACTGTACACTTTGCCTTTTCCATCCGTTTTTTTCTGCTGACATAATTTTGAGCCGCGGCACATCCACACAGCTCCGTTGCCGCTTCATCCAGTTTCTCCTGGGGCCACGGAAGCAGCGTTTCAATCTGGGCCATCTGACCGCAGAACCGACAGCTTCCCGTCTGAACTTCCAGTCCGTCCGGATGTTCCCGTTTCAGTTCTTCTAAATCGCTTTTTAACATGTCTCCTCCAATCTGATGAATCCATTCTCCTGCTGCTCTGCTTCTCTCGTTTCCTCCACGTAGTAACGGCCAAATTCTTCATAAAATCGTTCTCTGCTGTATTTTTTCTCAAATAACCGCTCTGCTTCTTTTTTCAGACGGGCATCCAGTTCCACGTTTCCGCCGTGGACTCCCGTTTTTTTGTGCCTGTGGCATCCAGGACAGAGGTGGACTTTCAGGCCATAGTGTTCAGATTTTTTTCGGTTCCTGGTTCCATAAAAAATGTGATGTTCTTCCAGATTCCTGGTGTCGCCGCAGTTATAGCACTCACAGGCTCCGCGCGGCTCCATAATACTCCTTGCCATTACTCCTCCTTCATTACCCGACGGGAGTGAGGAGAGAGAAGGTTCCAGACCTCTTTCCACTGCTCCACGTTTCTGATGGTGTTTCCCTTTGCGTTTTTCCAACCGGAAGACTGCCAGCCGGTCAGCCACTCGCACTGGAAGGCTGATACAATGTAGTCCTCTGATGAGTAAATGTTCAGCATACAGGGACGTTTGAGTACCTTCAGACACTCGATCAGGGCCTGTAAGGTGTTGCTCTGTTTCGAGGCATCCCGCTCTCCAGATACTTCCCGGCGATGGACTTTCCTAGCGGCGTCCGAAAATTCCAGACTGCCCCAGTATTTACTGGGGTTTGCGCCGATCTTAACTGTCACTTCGTACATGTTTTTCCTCCCATGGGATCAGGATATAGGCATACAAATATGCGCTGTCTGTGCGGTATCCCGGTTTGGCTGTTTTTCTGGGGGTGAAGCCCTGTACCAGTTTCTTGGCCTGCTCCCATAAGGCTATCGTCTTCTTTCCCCGTCTTTTCGGTTTAACATAGACATAGGTTCCCTCGTTACAGATGCCGAAGGAATCGTATTCGATCTCTAAATCCAGACTGGAAGCTTCAATCATCTTCTCCGCTTTTTTCCAGTAAGGGGCTTTCTCTTCCTTTGTGAAATTAAATTTCCTCATGCAGCGCCTCCATTTTCTCCCTGTATTTCTTTCGAATCTCTGCTTTTTTTACGGGGCCTACCCCCTTTACCTCATCCATAGCACTTTCCAGGGCCTTAATGGACTCTAAGCAGAGTTCCTTTGCGTTTGTTCTGTGATAGAGCCTATGTAAGAGAGCTTCTACCTCTTCCCGTTTCATTCGCTTGATAATGCGATATTCTTCCCTTGTGATTTTTACTGCATTGTTACTAACTTCCACGCCTTCTCCTTTCTCTGGGCTTGATCCAATTTCCGCTATCCTCTAATTCAGGGGATATCTTGTAACAGGTATAGTATTGATATGGGTATCCAGTTATTTCCGAATATCCTTCAATGATGCTGTCTTTTGCGATCCAGTAACCTTCTGGGGCAACCGGTTCCTTTCTCCACGTCTTCGCGTCCACTACCTTGGTTTTTGTGACGACTGGTTTTAAATTCCTGGAGCAGGAATAGCTTAATTTTGATGGGTTGTCCGGATTCCTGAAGCTTTTCTGGGTTTCTTTTACCAGATAGGCGGCCAGGTTCTCCACGTCTCCCCGCTCCCTTACGACCGTGAAGAATACATTTCCCTTCGTCCACGCTTTTCTTACCAGGGCTGGGGTTCTCCCAATGTCATTTATGATCAGGTGGTGGTGAATCGCTGTGGTCTCATACTCTGTTACTACGATATATTTCAGCTCTTCTCCTAATTTTCTGTATAATTTCCTTAACTCTTTCAGAAAATCCTTCAAAATGGTTTTTGCTTCCGCCGGTTCCGGACGTTCCTCTTTTCTGTAGGTTAATACGGTGTGATAATCCCCGAAGTCAAAGTTCATCTCTATCTTTCTTCTGAGCTTTTTAATTCGGTTTCTCTCATTGACCTTTTCAACCTCATCTTTGGTCGGTTTGCTTTTCGCCGCAGGCTTCACTCCCTTTTTTCCATACCGGCTACTATGTACTTTTTCCACCTCCCTTTTGTAGGGAAGATCGGTGATTTTAATTAAATACGGCATACTGACTCCCTGTTCTAAGTTTAATAGCTGTAACGAGTTCTCAAGGCAGTGTTTCTGCCTTGACTTTAGTTCCCGCATGCCGTACAATTGGGGCATGACAACGTATTTCCATTTCGTTGGAACCTTCTATTTTTCCTTCCGGGACCTCCTTTCCCGGAAGGTTTTTTATTTCACAAAGCTCTCTTACTCTTTTTCATACTCTTCCGATCTTTTTTCGAGTACACCCACAAAAGAACTGATAAATTTATCGGCCATGTCTAATTCCAGTCCGTGATTCCCCTTTGCCGTCTTGATTAACTCTTTCGCTATTACAGCGCCCAGGCCTGCGGAAAATTCTTCGTATGTAAGATCGTCTGTTATAAGAATCGCCTGCGCTATCGAAGCAACTCGTTTATCCGTTCTTTCGGCCACCTTAAAGCTAACGCAAAAAACTGCACCACATTCCTCTACATGAAATGTCTTTCCATCCTTAAATGGACTAATTCACCTTTTACCACTTGATTTTCCTCCTATCTTGGCTTACACTTTTCTTGTGATTATTTTTCTTTGGGCCTGTCCGGCGGCAACCGGCGGGCCTCTTCTATTTTGTTGCACATAGCTGCTGCTTCATCTGTCTAATAGCTTCATTCAGCTCATCTG